CTCTGGCAACACCCAAATATTATAAATGTTAAATGTTGTTGCAAGCCACATGCGGAAGTTACCTTCTGCTACACTTAATTTTTCTAAGTTACTCCATATCTTATCAAAGTTACTAGGGTATCTAATGTATCTGTTTAACTCACCAATAGCATCAATACTTGCACCAATACCAATACGTCTAAAATGTTTCCAAATGTTCCATGCTCGTTGTGGAATGTTTGTAATGTTTGAATTGTACTCAACAACTATATCTTTTGCATAACCTTTGTCAACGCACTTCTGTAAGAATGCGTAGTGCTGGTCAATCATAAATGGCTCACCACCAACAATGTATAACTTTTTAATGTTAGGAATCATGCATTCCATTTGTTCCCAATAGTGTTCGCTTTCATGCCAGTCATATACATTTACTTCAGGTACATGTTTGCCTTTTGCATTAGGTACAAGTTTAACAGTTCCGTGACTGTCTTTGTAAGTGTCACCCCAAAGTTTTACTTGGTCATCATACCATAAGTTACTGTCAGTTGGTCCACACATACGGCATTTTAAATTACACAAGTTTCCAAAGCGAACATCAAAAAAGTTATTTCCAATAGCGTCAGTGTTTATTGTTCCATCTTCGTCTGTGTTTTCTAACAAGTAATCCCATTCGTATTTGTCTTCTTCTTTAAGTTGATCCCAACCGCCTTTAGTCCACAGTCTGTTTTCAATGATACGTCTACTAACCATACCACTGTCTTCTTCTGTCCAGCAACGTTGGCACTCTGCATGTCGCTCACCTGCCATCATACTTTTACGGATATCTTTCTCAATTGGAGCATTGCGGATTTCGTTTAAATCACTATCACGTGCATTTAATACTCTACCATCTTCACTCTTGAGGATACCACCTGTAGGTCCATGTTGTGCTTGACAACAAACTCTTATATCACCGTTGGCTCTATAACTTTGACTCATCCACGGAATAGGACAAAGAGCATGTTTACTATGATCTTCCATTTAGGCTACACTTTCTTTAATGTGCGGAAATCGTTCGAAGTAATCCTTCTTACGAACTCTTGTTAGTGTTTCAAAAAAGTTTTGAGCTCTATGACTCAAGTCTTTCTTTTGTTCTTGTGTGTACTCTGCATCACTTAATACTGCAACTAACTGATCTAATCCGTATAACATTCTACCATGTGTTTCCCAATCCTTTTGGAATATAGGTAATGTTCTACGAAGTTCATTTAGTTTAGCAACTGCTTCCTCTCTTAGTTTAAGCGGAACCATTTCATGCCTTAACCAGTCTTTACCTCTTACACTTGTAAAGCCTAAGAAGAAACGCTTGTCTTGTTTTGCAATAATATAATCGTTAAAGAAAACAATTAACTTATCTAGTGTTAAACAGTTTAATAACTGAACTGTCGTTTGTGTTAAAAATATCCAACCTTCATGTAAGTTATCCATTGTGTCCATACTTGACATAACGGCATCCCAATCTGTATGATATCTAATCCATTCATCATCTTCTTTGTATGCATCAATACTTAAACGCAACTTACCACCCTTAAACTTATTTAGAATGTTAATTACTCTATCAGTTAATAGTGTAGCGTTTGTACTAATGTCTAGCGTGATACCTGCGGCATATTCTGTTTCGCTTATTGCTTCAATAAAGTCAATACTTTCTTTGTCAGCAAATACTTCACCACCTCTAAACTCCATGTACAGAACATGTTGTAAATTACTTGTAACTTGATCTCTAAAGAATTCACTCTTACTTAAAAACTCTTCGCCACTGTCTTGTGCAATAGCCAATGCACCATCTGTATATTGCGATCCTATTCCTTGCTTCTTCCACTTGGCATATTCTTTGTACATCATTGTACTTAAACTTGGAGCACACATAATACAACTTAGGTTACACTTTGTACTTAAACGTATCTCCCACCACTGTGGCATTTTATCTACATGCCCATTTGCGTTTGCATAGTCTTGCAAGAAAGGCAATGCTTTCTCTAAAAATATTCTGTTCTTTCCTAAACGCTTTGAACTTAGTCCACTATTTTCCATTCTATAACAGAACTCACAGTTTGGAATATATTCTCCTGCTAACATTTTTAAACGAAAGTCTTTCATAAAGTCACTGTTCCACAAGTCACTTATGTCATCATTTTGTAAATTAAAAACGTCAGTAGTTTTACCATTATATGTTTCATCATTACATTCATCTAATGTTAATGATTTAGGAATACCATAATTAAGTCCATCAATACTACAACAAACTCTAGCATCTCCTTTACCTCTTGTGTTTAACTGTACAAATGGCACAACACAAAAGCGATCCATGTTTAAATCTTCTTTGTTCATAACTTCATGTATTCCTTAATGTAATTGCTTTGCCATAATGAACCAAATCTATTAAAGTGTGCGGCATCATCTAAACAGTAATCTTTAAACCTATCACCTAATTGTGTTTCCAAACAAAGTATATCTTTGAGTTGTGGTTCGCTTTTAAGTAACTGATGATTTGGTGTTTGATGAAAGAAAACTAAATCTGCATATTGTTTTGCATAGTATATGTTTGCAATAAAGTTTAACTGATCTAATTCACTGTGCTTTGTAACTGTTTGTCGGTAGTACTGTAAATCATCTTCGCTACCTATATACTTATTACACATTCTACTAGCACCGATGTATGTCTTTAATAATTCTCCAGTTTTAGATTTGTCAAAACAATAATAGTTTTCTTCTTGTTGTATCAAGTAAAGTTGAAAGTCAAATTCTTCTAGTACAGTAAATCTATTTGGTCTTGTAACTTGCAATATAGTTTTACTGCGTGGGTATTTCTTTTTAAACTGCTTGAGCATCTGAACACTAAAACTTAAACTAGTAGCAGGATGTCCTAAGTTATAGACATTATCTTTTACTTGTGTTGATAACAGATGCGGCCATGTTTGATCTTCTGTAAAGCCTCCAGTATGACTACAACCAAACGTTGCTATCATAAAACATCTTTGAATATAGGAAACACTTCTAAGAACTTTGTTTCCCAACCACGTTGTTTGTTAACTAAGTTCAAGTACTCTCTTGTCTCAGGAAGTCTTGCACTCCAATCTTCAGCGTTCATAAAACGTATGATGCCTTTAAAGCGAGGTAATCCATAACTTGCATTTAAGAATGTTTCTTTATCAATGCCTGCTTCTTTAACTCCTGTAAATGTTTGCCAGTTCTCATCAATCCAAGGAAAGAACTCTTGTTCATACTTGTCTGTAATCTGTTGCTTTACATTCTGTGGCAATACTTTTAAGTTTAACTGCGGAGGCCAATATGCAAAGTGCATGTTAATACCACCAGCACCAAAAGGCCACTTGTTTACTTTTCTAAATCCTTGTGCTACTTTCCATTTAACAAACTCTGGAATGTATGCAACGTTCAATGCCATAATAGTTGTGGCAGTTGTTACTTCAACGTTGTCACTTGTAGCATCTAGTTTCCAAAACACATCTTCTTGATGTTGCCACTGTGTAGGATAACGAATGTAATCATTATGCTCGCCATGTGCATCAATTGAATAATGAAAACGAACACGTTTAAACTCTGCCCATAAGTCAAATAAATCATCACGCCATTCAACTGCATTACTATTATAACGCAACTCAATGTTCTTTGCGTATCCCCGTTTGATACATTCTTCTAATAAGTCATAGTGTTCATCAATAATTAAACTCTCACCACCTGCAAAGTATAACTGATACATGTGTGGAATTTGTTCAAACAAATCACTCCAAAACTTTGGATTGTTTTTATGCCAGTTATAACTTGCTCCGTCATTACGTCCTTTATTATCCCAAGCACTTGTATTCTTTAGTTTAGGATTTTGTATTTGTGGATACATTTCGTTCCACTCTTTAATCCAACCTGTACTATCATGTGGTGAACACATAACGCACGCCAACTGACACTTTGAACCCATGCGTAAGTCAATGTATCTAATCTTTGGCGGTATCTTTCCGTTCTCATCTGTTTCGCCTACTAGTTCACGTAGGTCATATCTATTTCCCCAGTAATCACTTTCCCAATTACGTTTTGATAAGTGTCCTGCTTCTTCTTCCTTGTAGCATTTTAAACATGGGTCTGGCTTTTCTCCACGCAACATCATTTTGCGTACATTTCTCATGTAGCCACTGTTCCATGCATCTTCTAAACTTGTGTGATTAAAGTTAGCAGGTACTCCATCGTCATTTTTAACAACGCCAACTTCACCGCCACCTACTTTTTTATTTGAATCAGGATCTTGTACACTACTTGCATTTGAAGTACAACATGTTCTCATCTTGCCATCTGGTCTTGAACTTAAATGCATCCACGGTAAAGCACAAAACGTTTTACTGATATCATCAAATTGTTTTGTCTTATCGTTACTAGGCATTGATTTTGTTTTATCTGTCATTATTTAAATTGCTCTCCAAAAGGATCCCATTCCTTACCACATTTCATTGCACAAACTTTTAACTTGCCATCACCACAACTAGGCTTGTTCCAACTGTCTTCAATATCTTGGAAAATACTTGTTTCAAATACTTTATCTAATCCTTGTTTGGCATTTAGTTTTTCTAATCCAACTGAATCAATAAAGTCCCATACTTGTTCTACTTTAGGATCTTTATGCCACCATTTGTACATACGTCCTGCGGTCCAACAACAAGGCAACGCTAAGCCTTCGGCAGTAATAAACAAGTTACCTTGATCTTTTACTTTACAATTAATGGGTACGGCATCATAGTACTTGTCCATGTCACCATATTTTTCAATAAGTTTTTGTTGTGTTGTGAGTGCTTTGTTTACATATTTATCACTAGGCTTTTTAAGTTGCTTTGTATCCTTGCCTTTATAATTCTTTGCTTGGTGTGATTCTTTAGCATCTGTTTTTGCAGTAACAAACCTAGCAGTCTTTTTTGGCATGAATCTTTCAAAGCCAATTTCATCTGCTAGTCTACGTGCTTCATCAACTTGATGTTCGTTGTGTTCAAATATTAAAAAGTCCCAGCGAGCTCTACCACCACCATTTACAAATGCTCTCATGTTACGTTCAACTATTTTCCAAGTAACACCTTGTCTGTAAATATGATTAGTATCTTCTAATCCATCTACACTAAAGATAACTGCACCTTTTCTATCAAATGTATGAGCAAGTCCGGCCCACCATGCTCTTTCTTGAGCACCACCGTTTGTATTCATACTAAGCCACATGTTAGGATTGTGCTTACGAAAGTATTGAAATACTTTTAGTGTGTCTGTTGCAATAATAGGATCGCCTAAGTTACCACACATATACATTGATTCTAACTGTGCAATAAACTCAGGAGAAAACATATTTTCAATGTCTTCTATTGTTAGTTCACTTAGATCAATATGTGGATTGATTCCTTTACCATTCATATTGCGATCGCACATAGGACAAGCGGCTTGACACTTCTGTGTTATTTCTAAATGAATTTGTTTTATATCTTGATACTTGTACATTACTTGTTCTTTGTTATTTTAATGTCTGGACCACAATGACAAAATGAATCTCTGCATATTGTACTTCCATTATATGTTTCTAGTCTATTTTCAAATACATTGCCAATGGGTCTACTCATTGCCGTTTTACATGTTGCTGGAAATACGTTTCCATCAGTCCAAATAAACATTCTACTTTTGCCTAAGTTACAACTCCATCCTGTGAACTTATTTAACCCATCTCCAATCAGTTTAAAAGTAGTTGACAAGTTATATTCTTTGCCATCAATAATCAAACGTTTTGCAATTTGACTATCAAAGTTTTTCACTGCATTATCGTACGCGAAGTCTCGGATATACTTCTTTTCTTCGTCAGTATAAGAATAAACTTTTCTACTGTCGTGGCTCGTTAATGGCTTTACTTGTATGACACATTTAATATTATTGTCAACTAACTTGTTTGCAAATGTTTTTAGTTCTTCAATACAACCGGGCTTGAATAATAGTAATATTGTTAAGTCTGTATGATCCTGTAAGAATGCTATGTTGTCATATGTTTTATCATAGTTTGCAAACTCAGTATGGATACTCATTGTTATTCTATCTATACTTCTATTATACACGAATTTCTTCCACCAGTCAAGTGTTCTACTGCCGTTTGTTATAATTTGGAAGAAGTATTTGTCTGCAACTCTGTCTACAAACTCAGGCAGGTGCTTCCACATAGTAGGCTCTCCGCCACTAAGCGATAACATCTTTGCTTCTGGATTTTGTTGGTGTACTGTGTTAAAGAAATTAACTGCGGTGTCTAAATCTAATGCTCTACTTGTATTACCGTAGAGGTCTTCTGTGCAATAACTACAACTGAAGTTACAATAGTTATTAATAACCCATTCAATATCTAAACTGTTGGGTTTATCTGTCGTGATACTATACATCAATCGTCCAATAATAACTTAACGTCTTTACCTGGACCAGTGACGCTTGGCATACCACCGTACTCACTGATGTACCAATTCACAACTGCTTTGTACCAGTTATGACTATTGTGGTGTGCTTGTTTATTAAACTGATGAATGTTATTATTGCTCGCTACCATACAGTTTAATGCTCTTGCACTTTCTTTCTGTAGTGTACGAATATCTAAACTATCTATATCCAATTCTCATATACCTTTTGTACTTGCTTAACTGGTGTATGCCTTCAAACAACACTTCATTCATTGGTGTTTGTTTTTCAAACTGTTTTAAGTTCTCTACACAATTTACATGTTCTGGTAATTCACTATAATTATTGTTCTGCAAGACTACTAACTTACCTTTTGGTATTCCATCATACCATTTAGTAAAGTTTTCTATGTGTTCACAACTTGTATTAATGATTGTGTCAGGTCTATCTGTTATTGGAAAACTATTTCTATTATTCTTAGCACTCCAACAACTCCATGTATGTGCATCCATATTTATGTCATGCATGTCTTGTGTAATTGCTTTGAAACGCCAATTATTTTGTACTTGTGTATTGTTAACCTTGTCTGCGATTGGTTGACAATTTTCATCAAGGTCAAAACTTCTAATATAATGTATTATCATATCACTGTTAAAAAGCATACTTGCTAATGTGCCATACCAACCGCCCATAATAAAAACAGTACGAAGTTCTACGTTACACTTTGTTAATTCATCTACAAGCCAACGTTTACTTTTTAATTGTCCCCAACTAAGTGCATCAGTAAAGTCTGCATTGCAATTATCACTTGCATTTCTCAAGTCATGAAACATTTTATTACCAGTTAGTAATAGCATACGACCTAAAAAGTCATTGTCATCTATAAAGTTAACTTGTTGCTTGTTCATATCTATCCTTTAGCCAATCCCAATCATTAACTAGTACCATGTCTTCAGGTGTTGCAAACTTGCCATAGTTTGATCCATCTAATGCTCCTGCTATACTGTAGTCCCCAAAGTCACCCTTGCCAATAGTACACCAAGTATCTAATCTTTGATCTGTTTCATTATCTTTTTGTCTGTCAATAATCTTTGCACTAAGTTTTGCACACTCTCTAAAAGCAGCCTTCCAAGTGTTGTATGGATCAGTATCATAATGAACTGTGCTTCCTACAATTTGTACTGCTTTAAACTTATCACTAACACTTGTTGTAAAGTCAACAACCTTTTCAGGATCAAGTGCAAGTACATTCTTTTTAGGAAATAGTTTTATTCCACTGTAACCATATACTAAATCATTTACACTATTCTTTGCTCTCCAAACATGAACTGTATCTCTATCATACTTGCTTGGCTTAAAACTAGGATTAAACTCTTCAGTTAGTTCATTGTCTGCTTCAATGTGATAATACATTTCTGTTCTGCTAAGTTTAGCACACTCAACATGAGCATTAACTAATCCTTTAACTCCATGTACTCTGCGAGCCCAAGGATACTTGTCTTTTACTGCTTGCCAATGTTCTTCTGCATTTGGCTCTTGATAACTCATAAAAATAATATCAAACATTTCTTATTCTTTCTTTAACACGATCCTGATTAGCATGAGAGTTTGCTTGACTACAACTCATTGTGCAATTTATAATACGGTCCTTTTTATTAGGTCCGTGTATACGACTATCCCAACTGCTTGTTAAATCTTTTTGATAAAATTCATGTTGTACAATATCATCTATATTATTCTTTAACAAACTATTCCAGTCTTTGTCCTCGTATCGTGTATTCCAGTTTTCTTCAAAGTGTCTTTTAAGTTTAACATTTCCTCTTGCACTATTTAAAATACAACAAGGCCACAACTTACTATCATAACTTATATGATACTGCTTACGTTTTTGATAATTACAAGTTACCTTGTCCAACGGATTAATCTGTGCAATACTGTAAACAGGATCAACATCAACCATATCTACAAAGTCTTGCCAACGCCAATTACTAATGTTTTGTTTCCATTGATTGTGTATATTGTGCCTGTGAGTAAATTCCTTAAATCCCATTTGTTCAGACAGTTCGTTTGCTTGTTTAACTTGATGCTTGTTCCACGGAAACTCTATGTATTGCCATTTTGCTCTACCTTTTGCATTTATAAATGCTTGTGCATTTTCTATTATCTTATTCCATTGACAGTTACGTCTATACAAATGATTTGTATCTTCTAATCCATCAATACTAAAACTTACACCACTGCCCGGCTTATCGAAATACTTTGCCATTTGTACAAAGTACTCTGGTGTTCTTAAACTTCCATTTGTGTGTAATCCAAAAGTTATTTCAGGCTTTGCTTGTTGTAATATTTCTAGTATTTCTAACAAGTAGGGACTTGCTAATGGATCATCTATTGTTCCTACAAACTCAACTCTTGTTATTTGTTTAAACAGATTACTTTTTGTTATGTTTTGTATTGTGTGAGGTAATACATAAATGTTAGGTGCTTCACTTACTGCTGGAACATTTATCACTGGCAAGTTTTCCATTGTCAGTGGTTGCTTTGTTTCTTTTAATTCTTTTAATGCTTCCCAGTCTATTGTATTTCGTTGACATGTAGGGCAAAGTGCATTACATACATTACTCAACTCAATTTGTAAACTTGCAGGAGTATCAATAAAAGGCATTTACTTCCTGCCAAAAAACTTTGTGGCAGTCCTAATAGGGTTTCGTAGTCCTTCATATGTTTCATTGATAAAGTCAACATGCTTGTTAAACTTTTCTAACAACTGTTCTTGTTGTAGTTCAATCTTTTCTAAACGCAACTGAATAATTTCTACTTTGTCTAATATTCGTTTAATTTCATCTAACTGCATACTTTAACTCCATACTCTTTTTCAAATCTATCTGCATCTTCACGTGTGTCTACCATTGGCTCACCACGTATGTTTAAACTTGTGTTTAATAATATTGGACACCCTGTTAACACATACCATTGTTCAAGTAACTCTCTTACTCCACTGTGGCTATCTTTGCCAACAGTTTGTACTCTACTTGTTCCATCAACATGTATGATTGCAGGAAAATCATCTGGCTTTAAACATCTTGCTACAACTTGCATGTAAGGTGATGTAGGTGTTTTTTCTGGCATGTCAAAGTATTCATGCACATGTTCTTCAAGTATCATTGGAGCAAATGGTCTAAACTTTTGTCTACGTTTAATTTCATTTACTTTGTCTTTGATTTCAGCACCACGTGGATCGGCTAATAAACTTCTATTGCCTAACGCTCTTGGTCCGAACTCTGCTCGTCCACTTGCAACTCCAACAATCTTATTTTTTTGTAATTCATCTAACAACTCTTGTACCGGATAACTTCCTCCAATATTAGTACCCAAGTATGGATGAACCCAATTAACTGGTCCTCCATATGCTAATGCGGCTGCACCTAAACTACTTCCACAGTCACCTGGATTAGGCATAATCCAAATGTTATCAAAGAAGTTGCCTAGTTTACGATTGTATAAACAGTTTAGTGCAACTCCGCCCATGTAAACTAAGTTACGACTTTTGTTGTACCCTCTTGCTCGTGCCATTACTTCATCGATCATCTTTTCAACACTTAACTGAGCACTTGCGGCAATATCATATTCATTCATATCAACCATAAAATTCTTATCTACACCAGCATGTAAGTTTTGTTTAAATCTTAATGTTGCAAAGTCTTCTACTAAACATGTTTCAATTAAATCCTGTCCTAAGCCAGTAGGTATTCCCCAACCAGCCATACCCATCATAATATATTCTTCATCTAGTGGACGCAATCCTAATCTGGCAGTCATTGCACTATAATATAATCCAATACTGTGTGGATAACGTTGACTCCACAACTTGGTGTACTTGGCATGTTTGCCTGCCATACACTTGCCTTCATATTCTGCATGCCATATTGTAATAGTTTCCCATTCACCTATTGCATCAATAACAACTACTGTTGCTTCATCAAAAGGTGATGTTTGAAAGCCAGCGGCGGCATGTGTGTGATGATGTCTAAATGTATGAATAGGAGCATCAGGTAATAACTCGCCAAACTCTTTCTTTAATGCACCTTTAGTAGTCCATGTACTACTTCTATCTCCGCCTTCGATACCTTGTCCAGCATATATTTCTCTTGTCTTTTTTAGCCACGGTGTTTCATAAAATGCAACTTTGCCTATTGGCCCGTAACTTAATACTTTTTCAATTATTTCAGGACATAAATGATGATCATGCTTTTGCTTACTGAACCTTTCACTGTGTCCAGCAAATAGTATTTCACCTCTATCAATTAGTGTTAATCCAGCATCGTGAAACCCAGCACTTACGCCTAAAGTATTATGCTTCATTCTTTATCCTCTATGTAAATCTAATGTAACGCAATGATGTCCACCACCTAGCGTTCTACTGTGAGTTAACTGCACAGGTGCAATATCAAACTTTTCTTTTTCTAATCTTTTAATTAATTTCTTTTGTCTTGGATCTACCATTACTGTATTTGGATCAATACTTAATACATTCATTCCAATCCATTTACTTGCATAAGGATAAACATGAAACTCTGTGTCATCAATCATAGTATCACTAACCCATATTTTCTTTTTATCTTTTAAAAACTTTGGCAACTTACCAACAGTACCAATTCTTTTTTTATTAATTAAAATAGTTTCTTCATTTAATGCGGCAATAGTACTATCAATATGTGCAAAGGCATAAACTTTATCCCAAATGTGTACTGTATAATCAGGACCTAATACTGTACTAAGCCATCTTGCTCCTGCGGCGTTGCCTGTTTGGCTTTTTAAATAAAGAATATCTTTTCCAAAACGCATTACGTTTGCGGCATCAAATATAGGAGTCTTTTCTGTTAAATTACCATTTTCATCAAACACTTCACTAACAGGTAAATTATGCTTAGGAGCACTAATCCATTTACAACCTTTTGTTAATGCGGCATAACGAATATCTCTATATGCTTCACCTTCATGTTGTCTACTGTGAAATAACACTGGAGTTTCAATTACATAATTACCAACAATTAATATACTATCACGTGGACAATAATTGTACATGCCATCACTAAAATATCTATAACCATGTACCATTTGTTGAAAGTCTAACTGCCTTGGACGTAATACTTCAACACCTGCTTGTTCAAATGTTAATTTCATATATTCTAATTCTTCAACAGTCTTTTCAATTACTGTTGCACTAATAGGTCCTTTAGGCTGAGCACTTTCTGTCCATGTGCTTCCTTCTGCTACTTTATCAAATACATCATCATACTTGGGAAACCTTGCACCCATTACATCGCCTAATACAACTGTATTAAGTTTATCCCATTCATTGTGTGTTTCTATTATCATTGAAGTTCCTTACATATACCAATTTATATCACGTAAGTTTGGATATAAATCTTTTGCACCAGCAAAGATATCAACATTTGTTTCATAACTTTCTAGCATAATTAATCCTTTTGCGGCTTGTTCTACAGTCATGTTATAATGATATCCTACAAAGTCGTAAGTATCATTTATCCACGGTGTAACATTTAAATCTCTACCATCACTTCTAGCACGACTTAGCCATTCATAAGCCTCTTTACTACTACATAGTATAGCACCACCTCTGCCAATTTGCAACGGTTTTCCTATGCCAAAACTTAAACAATGAAAGTCTCCACCTACATACATTTCTTGTCCTAATAGCCTTGCACTATCCCATATAGGTGTTCCGTGTAACTTATATTCTCCTACCCAATCATTTTCATAAAAATTAAATGGTAATTTTAATTTCTTTAACATCATTGGCACACTTAAATATGTGTGTAATGGAATACTAATATAATCATCATTTAAAAGATCTTTTTCTTTTAAATATCTTAAACATAATTCCATTGCATGTGTACAACAGTCAGTCGCAACGGCATATGGAGCACCTGTGTATTGTGCTAATGCTTCTTCAAACTTAAATATAATATCATAAAGATTGTTCCAAGAATATCCTAATTCTTTTAATAAATCTATTTCATTATATTCCAGAATGGCCTGTAATTTGTAATGTGTATCTGGGTTCATTGCCAATATTTAATGCACTATGTTCTACGGTTCCACGCCATGCTACTGCACCGCCCTTCCACCAGTCGTTGATTGATTCTCCAGCAAACTCGCTCATGTGTCCTGTGCATTTATCTTCTAAATAAACTACACATCTCATAACGTCTTCACTGCTTGTTATATTAAATAATTCTTTGTATTTACTAAAATGATCTTTATGTGGAGGAAGTATATCTCCTGTTTCCATTTTATAAAAAGTATATCCACAGTCTAGCCAACCTAATGTTGCTCCAATATCTCTTGCCCATTTAGGAATTAATTGTTGAGCACTGCACATCATTCCAGTAAAGTTTCTGTGTGTAAAGCCTGCCTTTTCCCATTTTGCCAATTGTGTTTTATCGCCATAAGGTACTCGCATAAATGGTAACTTTTTATAATCATCATTCCACGTTGGTGAAAACTCTAATGGAAGTATTTCAAGTGGTGCGAGTATTACCATAATGAATTACCTTTACTGTATCATTTGTTGTTTTATATGAGCGCCAAGGATCAACTACTACATCAAAGTCCTTTGGCTTAAATTTATCTTTTTCGTGTACTCTTAATATTACACCAGCCATATCATCAATGTCAACTATTAATCCACCTTGTTCTTTAACATAGTGTGCAACTAATAATGCATAACTTCCTGTTTCTATTTCTACATTATCTTTATAACTTGTACTTGTTAGTGCAACACGAGGACCATATTTTAATAACTCTGTAGCCAAGTGCTTTGCTTGTACTTCTCTTGAATGTGCAATAGCATCAAAAAGATTATATCCTAAATCTAATCTATCTGCTAACCATCTTAATGCTATATTATCTCTTGGATGACACGGACCACCATCGCCCATTCCTGCTTTCATATAAGCGGCACTTGTAATACGTTTGCCTGCATTTGATAAACTGTTTGTTACTACATCAACATTCATATTACCTGTACGTTGTGCAACGTCTTGTATCATATTTACTAAACTTAATCTTGCACTAATAAATGTATTATAAAAGATCTTTGTTGCTTCGCCCTCTTCCCAAGTTCCAATATTATAATGAGGATCATTTTCCATTATTGTTTTATAAAATTTAATTAAACTTTTAGCGTCTGTATCATTAGGATATTCACCACCTACAATAACCATATCAGGATTAATCATATCCCATTCAACACTACCCATTGCAATTAAATATGGATTATAAATTAATCTACCTTTAGATATTATATCAGCAAACTCACGTCTTGTTGTGCCGGGTAATACTGTACTGATTAATACAACAATAGTATCTTTATCTGAATATTGATCTATTGTACTTAATACTTCTTTTACACTATCCAATCCAAAGTCTTTATTAGGTAAATGTGTAATAGGTTGTTCACCACCATATAATGGATCATGTGGAGTTTGTACTGCTACAAAAACAAAGTCCATATCACGTACTGCTTTACTAGGATGATCAACAACACTTACCTTTGAGCTCTTTACTGTTTCTACATCATAGCCAAA